TTCACCAATCAACAGTATCATGTCACCAATGTTCTTTTTACTGCTTTTTGGAATAGGATTAATTTTTAATTGTGCTTGTTGTTCTTTGCTGAGACTCATTGGTGGTAGGTGTGCAGAGTTTAAACTGGATTTTGCTTCTCTGTATGCATTCTCTCCACTGTATCTTCCAACAATTTTGTTGTCTAAAGACAGCACATAATCATATACTTTGCTTTTATTTTCTTTTACCTTTTTGAAATCTGTAAATCTCATTACTTGCTCCAGTTTTTTACAGCACTAAAATTTTGTCTGCTAAATTCTAATCTATCCACTAACTTTACTGCGTTGCCTTGACTACCAATTGCCACAAACCCTTCTGGATTTGTAACTTTATATCCTGTGTCTGTTCTAACCAATGTACTGATACCATCAATCCTATTAAGTTTTTTGATCAACTGCTCTTTTAGTGCAATAAGATCTTTGTATACTGCAAGAGCATTAACAATACCAGCAAGGTTATCTTTTATGTATTTATTTTGATTGTTTATTAAATCCATACGTTTTTTCACTGCTGGTGCTTGAGGATCTTGGTTTTTAAGTTTGCTGATATCTTTTTGTATGTACTGTTTGTACCATTCCACAAAGTCATTTGCAAATGACTTGGGATCAGCAATCTGTGGTTGATCTGTTTTAATTCTACTGTTCACATACTGTTGAAACAATTTAGCATATTCTTGATTGCTGATTGCTTCAAAGTCTGCTTTGTTAATTGCATCATTGGTTGTTGCAATTCCCATTTTTAGTGTTGCATTTTCTTGATCTGTAAGTGTAGCAACTCCACTTACATCTTTATAGGTTGCATCATCAAACCATACATCATTTGTTTTGTTAAGTCCACTGATGTCTGCACCAAAACTTGCAGTCATATCCTCAAGATTGTCACCTGTATAAGTGGTGTGAAATATTATACCCATTTTACTAGCATTGATTTTTTTGCCTAGTTCACTTCCAACTGGCACTGCATATGTAATTGTGTTTGGTTGAAACAGTATGCTTTCGCCATCTTCCATGTCTTTGGTTTCGAGATCTTTGTCAATGTACATTAGATCTCCTTGCAACACATCTTGTATTCCAAGTTTACGCAAATGTTCAAATGCGTATGCTAGTTTTTCTCTTACACCTTCAGAACCAAAGTTTTGTAGATCAGCACTGCTTTTTACCAGTTTAGGGTTTGCATTGAAAACACCTTTTGTGCTTACAAAAAATTTGCCGTCACTTGGATCAGTTCCAACAAATATTGCAGGTGCACCGTCCCATTTGACAGTTACATTGCTCTGTCCAGTTGACCCTTGTGCTAACATATCCCTGACACTGTCTACATACTGCAAGGCACTTTTGGCACCCTTTTCACCTTGAAGGAACACAAGGTCTTCCAAGTGTTCAAGATGCAGGTTTTTGCCTTCTTTATTTTCAACAATCATCCAACGGATTGGCTGTTTAAATTCTACTAGTCTCATTGATCTTTCGTCTTCTTAATTCCTCTAACAAATTTCATTGCATCTTGACCTTTGATGCTGTTGATAAATCTGTTGCGAAGGTCATCAGCCACAGCCTCATCATAGTGTTCATAAAGTTCATTGATAAGATTAATACTGCTTTGTATTATACTTTCTGCACGACTTTCAAACACATGACCACGATCTTTCTCAGATATCATGCTGTTGAGTTCTTGTAGGATACTTCTGGTTTGTTTTTTCATAACGATTCCTATTGTATGTTGTATTTATGTTAATTTACACTATAACACAAATGGTTTGGCCTGTCAATAATACTGATAAATATTTGTGCGAGAAGGAGCAACACATGGGAAAATTCAATAACAAAATAATGGCTGAGTTCAATCCACCCCGTAAATGGACACTTGGCAGAGAATTATCATATACTACATCAGATCTAACTGTAGAAGAAATAAAAGCACTGAAAGGTGTGGGTGTAAAAGTGAAGAGAGAAACAAATAAAACAGAAACTATTACAGTTCCCTCAGGATTTGTTACAGATTTAGCAAGTGTTCCGAGAGCAATGTGGTGGTTGATTGCACCATTTGATGTAGCAAGAGCGGCTATAATACACGACCTATTATACAAAGCAATTAGACAGTATCGTTGGAAAAAGAAAGACAAAGAAGATAAAGAACTTATCAAAGCGGCAAAAGTTGCAAGTGATAAAGTCTTTTTGTTAGCAATGCATGATGCAGAACCAAAAGTACCAGGATGGAAAAGTTATTTGTCTTGGAAGGCTGTTGATTTATTTGGAAATGGAAGTATTGTACCTAACGAAAACAACATTTAATGAATGCAAATAAACAAACTCAATGAATACTTTTTTCAAATAACTGATGTTTTTGATCAAAGTTTTTTACATCAAGTAAAACAAAACATAGATTCTATATCACTAGGACAAACACTGTACGATGGTTATGGTATTGCAAGAATGCAACTGCCATGGCCAGTGTTTGATGTACCACAAATTGAACCTATACAGACTGTGGTTGAACAACACATAGGCAAAGTGTATCCAAATGGACTTGTGATGTGGAAAGATGATCCAGGATACTGCAATGATCTACACAAAGATTACAGTGTAAATCTCAGTGCTAATGTACAGGTGTATGTTGGTCATGGCATAAGTGAAGGCACTAGTGCCTTCATAATTGATAGATGGTATAAAGTGCCCTATAAATACAACACAGGTTATATAATGATTGCTCCAACAGATCATCTACACGGAATGAGACAACCTAGTCAAGAAACAAGATACAGTTTATATCAAAGTTTTAGAAAAACACCTGAAGAAGTAAACGATTGGTAAAATATGACAACTCAAAATAAATTTTTTTGTGTACTGCCTTTCTTTGCACAAGAGGCTGGTATTGCACCAGACAGTCCATGTTGTCTATTGCCAAGGGATGAAGATATTCCAAAATTAAAACAAACCATGCTGAACAATCAAATACCCAAAGGTTGTTTTCATTGCAGTATACCAGAAAGCCAAGGACACAAAAGTGATAGGCAAATTAAAAATGAAACACTAGATTATCTATGGGACAAAGATATCAAAGAGATAGAAAAGATTGCAATAGCAGGTGAAAATAAAACCAACTATCTTAAACTGTACACATCAAACATATGTAATGGTGCTTGTGTTACCTGTGGTGGTAGTTTAAGCACAGGTTGGAAAAAATATGAAAAACTTGCAGGTATATATAAATCAAAAAAAATGACACCACACAAAGAAATAGATAGGCTAATACACAAAGATTTAATATTTGTAAGCATACTGGGTGGTGAACCTTTTTATGATAAACTAACTGCCTATACTTTACAAAAATTAATAGACTGTGGGAACACAGACTGTCATATAGACATTATCACAAACACCAGCACAATACCAACTGATGAGCAGATGAATTTGCTGTTACAGTTTCCAAAATTAACACTCACCTGTAGCATAGATGCTATAGAAGATAAGTTTGAATACATGCGTTTTCCTTTGAAGTGGAGTGATACACTAAAAACACTAGAAGTTTTCAAAAGCATGCCAAATGCACAACTGAATGCAAACATTGTTGTCAGTAAATTAAACATACTGTATCTCAAAGAAACAGAAGATTGGTTAAGAGAAAAAGGACTGAGTATTGCATACAGTTACATACAAGATGATGATCCATATTGGGAAAGTCATGTGTTAACAGAAGCACAAAAACAAAAAGTTTTACAGGCAAATAACTATAACGAACATGTCAAAACATTGCTGTATAAAAGCAACTTCAAGCCTGAACTAATGGAACAAGGTCTGCTTAAATTAGAATGGCAGGATAATGTTAAAGGTATAAAGTTACAAGACAAAATGCCTGAGGTATATGAACTGTTTACAAATACCTAGCATAGTATTTTTCTAGTATTGGAAATGTATCTAACCAATTTTGATTTCTGATTTTATCAAACTTTTGTATTTCTTTTATCATTAATTTTATTTTATGAGAATTTTCTTTGAAATTCCAAGGTACTCCTGGTGTGTGTTTAAAGTCATCATAGTATTCTTGAGTCATACTGTTGAGAGCAAATGTGCCATTTGCATAATGATTTGTAAAATGTATTGTATCACCTAATCTATTTTCACTGAAGTTTTTCTTGTGCCAAGTTTGTAGTCTATTCCTATAGGGTAAATTAAAAATACTTGTTGTTTCTTCTAGCAAGAACATGTGATTAGGTGGAATACTGTCTCTCATTTCTAACATATTTGTTGTAACTTGATCCCATTTTCCAGGCCAACGCAAATATTCAAACTGCTCTGCAACACCATCTATACTAAAATTTATTTGTATTAGCCAATATTTTTCTAGTATATTATGTGCATATTTAGGTATAGGTTGACTGCCATTTGTTTGAAAACATAACCTCACTTGTTCTTTACAAATTTTAGGTATCTTATTTGCTATGTAATCAGCAACCTTCCAGTAACCATTTCCTAGCAGTGTTTCTCCACCACAAAGAGTAATATTCTTTAAATTACTTAGATCTAAGTCATCAAGTATTGCAATCATTTTATCTGCATCATTTGTTGCTGTTGGTCCTGTGTATGAGATATTGTTTTCTCTCAAATGTTTTTGCCAAAATGTGCTTAAATTAGGACCACATGATCTACATGCAAAATTACAACCTATATCAAACTGTAGATCTAATCTAACAGGTCCAGAAATATTAGATTTTATTTGTCCAAAACCTTTTAAACTCGTTGTTCTATAACTAGATTCGCCTGCATCTTCACTTGCTTTACAAACCAAACAACCTGTATCCCACTCTCCTCTGGCAAATTTATCTCTCAATAGTTGCAGATCAGGTTGATTCCATACGTTCTCACCGTGTTCTACTTCTAGATGTCCAAAAAATTTAATACCATTTGATTTAGGATGCTCATCAGGATATGGTCCTCGTCTAATACAACATTGTTGTAGTCGTATTTTATCTGTGGTTTTGATATCTATAGATAGTCCACCACTGGCGAGCGGACAGTGTATATTGTTCATTTTTTTCCATTAATTGATGTATTGACCTATGCCATAACCTTTGGCGTCATAACATTCTACGTACTTGCTGTTGTTACTTATCTTAACTTTTCCACTGCCTACAATTACATCATGGTCTCTGTAACTGAAAGGCTTTTTAATTGTTATATCTATGTATTCACCGTTGTTTATTCCTAGTGTTACAAAAGTTACATAATGACCTTTTGGTCCTTTGAATACTCTGCCATTTGCTACCAGTCCTGCAAAGTTTATTCTTTCACCCCAAGTTTCTTGCACAAACATGCTAGGCATAAATTCTGGTTGTGTCCAATATCCATAACGTTTGTATTGTGTTTGTGGTGATTCTGTAATGCCGTTTGGATATCCTAGTTCACGTAGATCCCATCCTACATTCTTTGCTTCTGTTTTGTGTACCCAACGTCTGTAACTGCCTTGGCAATGTTTCAGTGCTGACTTCCAAAACTGTTTTGGGTTGTGTGCTTTTTGGTATGCAAGTGCCCAGATTAATCTACCCAAGTTTACTGCATGGGCTCTACACAATCCAAAGTTACCCAGTCCATATAATTCTTGTATAATTTCTTCTTTGTTTTCACTGTCACCCATCAGTCCCATAAACTGCATAACTTTTTCTTCATCACGTTTGGCAAATGCACGTCTATACATGTCTGCTTCATACATGTCACAACCTATAAGTTTTGATATCTTGCGTATTGCATCATCTTCATACACTATTGTATCTTCTAATCTCTGTTCTGTCCAATCTTGAAAGAAACTTGCTTTCTGTCTACCTGTGGTTGCTACTGGTCTTATCAATGCTGTTGCAAACACACAATCGTTTTTGCTTTTTGGTTGTATTGCTTGAAACAATCTTCGCATGGCTGGTGACTCTGCTTGTGTAACTCCTATAACATCTCCATTGCAAAGCATTTGGCTTGTATCATAATCTTCTTCTGGGTATGCTTCTAATGGTGTTTCTGGATCTATATCCAACAGTTGACTGAGTCCTCTGTTTGCAAGTATGTCTATTTTTAAATGTTCTAAGTCTTCAACTTCTCTTTTATCTAACAGTATCTGATGATCTGCATTAACTAAACTTTTTGGAAACTTGTGCTTGAACACTAGTACTCCTCCACAGTGTTTTGATATTGCTCTTTTTTTGCCTAGTAGTTTGTTTTGTATTCTCATTGCCTCTTCCTTGTCTATATCTAAATCTTCGAATTTAAAATTTCTAGGAAGTCTACCAGACGCACCCAATCTACGGGCCGCTTCACGTTTTGCACTTTTTTCTTTGTACATAACATAATTACTTATCCTAGCACTCCTACTGGGCCAGTGTGCAAATATTCTCTGCATAACTGTATCCTGTTGCCAGTGAGGAAAGTCAATATCTACGTCTGGTAAATCATCCCTTAATGGATTTAGGAATCGTGCTAGTGGAATTTGCCAACGAATAGGATCAACATCTGTAATACCTAAAAGGTAACACACAAGACTTGACCCTGCACTACCTCTGGTCATGTGGGTGATGTCTTTTGTTAATTCTAATACGTCGCAAATTGTTATGAAGTAATCTGTGAACCGGAGTTTGATAATAATCTCTAACTCTTCGATCAGCCTAGATTGATACTCGGTGGAGTTTGGTATTTGCCTTATGAATCTGCCAAGTAATTTTTCTATTTGAGCCTTTGCGTCCTTTGGGATCTTCATTATGTGCCTCGATCTTGCCTAAATTGCCTATTCACACATCAGTGTGCATTTTTATTTAGTCAAAGACAAAATCAATTAGTAATTTTTTGAATTATTATTCTACTTTTTTTAATCCTGCCAGCATGTCTTTTAATTTACTGCTTTGTACACTGGCTGTTATTTTGGACACATCTTCATCGCCACTATCGGGCTCTACAGGTTGTTTGTTTTTGATTTGATCATAGATACTACTGGTCTGTTTCTTAAACTGCTGATATTCTTCATCTTCACCTAAGTCACGTATACGTAAACTTTCTATGTCAAATTCTAAGTCTATCTTTTGTCCTACTCCACTACTACTTCTAGTTTTCATAAGTTGTATTTGATATCTGCCACGTTCTCTCATTGCTCTACTTGTAAATATACCAAACACATTATCAGCAGTATTGATCTTACTAAGACCACCTGCAATGTGGCTATGATCAAATTCAATTTCTTCAACTGCACCTCTGTTCAACTGTGAGGCAGTTACAAACACACAGTTAAGTTCTTTGGCCAAGTTACGCAATTCTTCACTTACATATTTGTCTTTAACAAACAAATCATTTGGTGACACTTTAGCACTAACAGGCATAATCAAATCCAAATAGTCCACTAATAAAAAGTCAAGTCTTTTGCCACGTTTGATCTGTAGTTCTTTGAGATAACTTCTAATATCATTTACTGTACTCTGTGCAGGCATGTATTTTATCTGTAGTTCACCACTTTTCTTTCCCACCAT